ATAGCGTTCATCGTGGCGTTTGAGGCAAGGGGGGTTGGGACAGATGACAGACCTACCAAAGCAAGTTGACCGCCGAGTCCGTAAGGAGTTGGAGAACCTCGACCGGCCGTGGCGAGTGGTCAAGAAGAAAGACCATTACTTCGTGCAGGTAGGGGATAGCGCCCTGATATGCGTCGCGAATAACTCGTCCAAGAGGGATGCGTGGCAAACGAAAAAGACCATAGATAGGATACGCAAAGCATGAACCCGATCGACAGTGAGCGCCTGCGCGAGTGGGCCGTGGGTATGGCCCGCCACGTGGCCAAGCTCAGCAAAGACCCGAGCACCAAGGTGGGTGCCGTCGTGTTCGACCCCAAACGGCGCATCGTCAGCGCCGGGTACAACGGGTTCGCCCGTGGAGTGCATGACACCGAGGCCCGCCTGACAGACCGGGGGACCAAGTACAAGCTGGTGATCCACGCCGAGAAGAACGCGATCACCTTTGCCACGGCACCGCTGGAGGGCTGCACCATGGTTGTGACGCACCCGTGCTGCGCACAATGCGCGGCCCTGACGATCCAGTCGGGCGTCAAGCACGTGATGTGGCCCGCACCGCCGGAGGAGTTCCGGCAACGCTGGGCTGCGGACTACGAGCTATCGAAGCAACAATTCGCCGAAGCCGGCGTACGAGTGGAGGAAGTGCAATGCACGTAATGATCGACCTTGAAACCATGGGCACCCGCCCGAACGCACCGATTGTCGCGATCGGCGCCGTGGCCTTTGACGCAAACACGCTGGGCTCCGAGTTTTACGTGGATGTGGACCTTGGGGACGCCATTGAGCACGGCGCGCAGATGGACCCAAACACCGTGCTGTGGTGGATGCAGCAGAGCGACGAGGCCCGCGCTATCTTCAAGCGCGACGGCGAACCCCTTGGTTTCGCCCTTGGGGAGTTCCGCCAGTGGATATGCGACCTTGACCTCGACGGGGTGTGGGGCAACGGCGCGTCGTTCGACAACGTGATCCTCAGCGAAGCCTACCGCCGCCTCGGGACCGAGACACCGTGGCCGTTCTGGAAAGACCGCTGCTACCGCACCGTGAAGAACATGTTCGATGTACCCATGGACCGCAGCGGCGTGCATCACAACGCGCTCGACGATGCCAAGACGCAGGCCATGCACCTGATGCGGATCAACGATGAGTTCGGGAGCTTTCTGTGATGCGTCTCTTCCTAGACGTCGAGGTGTACCGAAATTACTTCTTGGCCCTGTTCATGAACGAGCAGGGTCGCGTGAAGCGGTACGAGATATTTGACGGGGACAAGTCCCGCTTTGACCCCGAGGAAATATGGGCACTTGTGAGCAACCCAGATGTCGAGATTGTCACGTTTAACGGTCAAAACTATGACATCCCAACGCTCACTTTGGCCATGGTTGAGCCGGACACGCGCGCGATAAAGCGGGCAGGTGATCGCATCATCAAGCGCAACCTGCGCCCGTGGCATTTCTACAGGGACGAAGGTTTGAAAGAGCCGTCGATCAACCACGTCGATCTTTTTGACGTAGCGCCCGGCATGGTGAGCTTGAAGATATACGGCGGTCGGTTGAACAGTGAGCGGCTGCAAGAGCTGCCGATCGAGCCCGACGCGCAGATAACCGAGGATCAGGTCCCGCTTCTCAGAAAATACTGCAAGAACGACACGCTGGTGACCCAGAAACTGTACAATGCGCTGCGTGAGCAGGTGGAGCTGCGTCGCACCATGAGCGAGATGTACGGCACCGACCTTCGGTCCAAGTCCGATGCGCAGATCGCCGAAGCGGTTCTGAAGTCGGAGTACCGCCGCATCACCGGGGATATGCCGCCGAAAGTGACGCCCGACTATGACAGCTTTCACTACCAGCCGCCTGAGTACGTCAAATTCTTGACACCTGACATGCGGCAAGTTCTGCACACAGTCTGTGCCGCAGAGATGGTTCTCGACGAGAAGACCGGTCACGTCAAGATGCCGAAGGAGATCGCAAATCTCAAGATCGAGATCGGCGGTCGTCGCTACAAGCTGGGCATCGGGGGCCTGCACAGTCAGGAGTCCGAGGTGACACACCGCTCGGACGAGAACCACGTCCTGATAGATCGCGACGTGGCCAGCTATTATCCCACGCTTATGCTGAACATGAACATGCGGCCCGGGGGTTTTGGCAAACATTTCAATACCGTATATCGCAGCATCCTTGACGAGCGCCTCAAGGCGAAACGTTCTGGGGACAAGGTGAAGTCGAACTCCCTCAAGATTGTTTTGAACGGCACCTTTGGGAAAACGTCGAACAGGTACAGCACGCTGTACTCCCCGGACTTCATGATCCGCACCACGATCACGGGCCAGCTGACCCTGCTCATGCTGATCGAGGCGTTGGAGATGTGCGACATACCCGTGGTTTCGGCCAACACGGACGGCATCGTCATCAAATGCCCCCACGAAAAGCGAGACGTTTTGAACACGCTGATCGAAAAGTGGGAAAAGCGGACCGGTCTTGAGACGGAAGAGACAGTGTACGCGGCGCTGCACTCACGCGACGTGAACAACTATATCGCTGTGAAAGAGGACGGGACAGCCAAGGCGAAAGGTGTTTTCGGCCCGGTGTCTTTGAGCAAAAACCCGCAGAACCCCATATGCGCCGAGGCGGTTATCGAATACTTGACCAATGGTGTGCCCATCATGGCCACCCTCGGGGAGTGTCGGGACATCACCAAATTCCTCACGCTTCGCACCGTCACCGGGGGCGCGGTCAAGGATGGCGAAGAGATCGGGAAGGCGATCCGCTGGTATTATGCAAAGGGGGTGACAGGGGCAATCCATTACGCCAAGAACGGCAACACCGTGCCACGCTCTGACGGTGCAAAGCCCATCATGGACCTCCCTGAAGAGTTTCCGGATGACGTCGACATCGGCTGGTACCTGCGCGAGTGCGAAGAAATCCTGATGGCCGTTGGAGCCAAGCAGCGCCCATATGTGGAAAAAATACCTCGGAAGAACAGCAATGCTTGGAAAGCCCTGCGCGACGGGGGTAAGATCGTAGAAGGAAAAAAGGGGGTATGGGAATGGGCGACCTGAATATAAAAATTCGTGTGCGCAACAACCGCATCTTGCGGCGTGTTCGCGATCGTTTCCCCAGTGTTGCGCAGATGTGCCGTGAGTTTGGCATCGCTCAGCAACATGTCAACGCCTTGATATGCTTCAGGGAGACCCCGTTTCGAAAAGACGGGGCTTTGCGGGAAACGGCCGACATTCTCTGCAGCGCTCTGAATGCGACAGCCGACGACCTTTGGCCGGACCAGATGGCCGAAATGAGGCTGACGGGGGAGATTTGTGAGTTTGAACTTAGCGCTTTCGAGGCAATGGCTGTTTGTGAAAACCCTGATGAGGCCATGACAAAATTGCAGTTTGTTTCCAGATGGGCCGGTCGGCTAAGCCAGAAGGAGAGATTTGTCTTAGGTGAGCGGTTTTGTGGCAGTAAGCTGGAAGATGTCGCCAAACGTATTGGCACGCAGCGCGCAAGGGCACTCCAGATCGAAGCGAGGGCAATACGAAAAATGAAACTCGCTGCCAAGAAAATGGACGCAATAGAGTCCTACACACAGGTGATAGAATGACAAAACCAGCCAAAATTGCACCGTGGTCGTACAGCCGGATCAAGGCGTTTGATACCTGCCCGAAACAGTTCTATCACACGCACATCCTCAAGGAGTTTCCTTTCAAGGAGACCGAGGCGATGCGCTATGGGACAGAATTCCACAAGGCAGCTGAGGATTTCATCCGTGACGGGACACCAGTTCCAGAGCGTTTCGCCTTCGCCAAACCGGCGCTGCAAGTTCTCGCCGACAAGCCCGGCGACAAGCACTGCGAACTCAAGGTCGGCCTCACCGCTGATCTGGAGCCGTGCGGCTTCTTCGACAGCAACGTGTGGTTCCGGGGCGTGGTTGACCTGATTATCATCGACGGGGCCCAAGCCACGGTCGTTGACTACAAAACGGGAAAATCCGCACGGTATGCCGACAAGGGGCAGCTTGAGCTTATGGCGCTGGCAGTGTTCAAGCATTTCCCAGAGGTGCAGAACGTGCGGGCCGGCCTCTTGTTTGTGATCGCCAAGGAGTTCGTGCGGGATCGGTACGGCACCGCAGATGAGCCGAAGATGTGGCAGAAATGGCTCGCCGATTATGCTAAGATGGAAAAGGCCGCTGAGAACGATGTGTGGAACCCGCGGCCGTCGGGACTGTGCCGAGCGCACTGCCCGGTCACGCAATGTCCGCACCACGGAGGCGGCTGATGCCACGAGATTACAAACGAGACTACCAACTACAGAAGAAGCGGGGTGAGCACGAGCGCCGTATGGAGCGGCAGCGCGCCCGGCGGGCCATGGACGCCAAGGGCATAGACCGCACGGGTAAAGACGTCAGCCACAAGAAGGCGTTGGCCAGAGGCGGGAAAAACTCCGATGGGTACAGGCTCGAAGACCCGTCGAAGAACCGGGCGCGGGGAGGCGCCATGAGCAAGCCGCCCAAGAAAAAACGCACGTAGTTATACGCGACGTATAACGAGGAGAGACCATGCAGATCATTGACAACAAGGCGCTGCTGCTCAAGCTGCGTCACCCGAAGCAGGTGCTCGCAGCTATTCCCGAGAGCAAACCGACGGGGGCGAACGAGGTGGCGGTGAAGTGGGACGTGCCGCAAGTTCACGCCCTGCGCAGCATGAACATCTCAGCCCCGTCCCCCATCGAGGGGCGCTACGACTGGCCCGGGCGGTACCAGCCGTTCGACCACCAGAAGAAGACCGCGGCGTTCCTGACCAACAACAAGCGGGCGTTCTGCTTCAACGAGCAAGGCACCGGGAAGACCGGCGCTGCCATATGGGCCGCCGACTTTCTCATGAAACGCGGCCTCGTGCGGCGTGCCCTCGTGATCTGCCCCATGTCGATCATGGACTCCGCGTGGCGGGGCGACCTGTTTTCTTTCGCCATGCACCGCAAGGTTGACGTGGCCCACGGCACGTCCAAGAAGCGCAAGCAGATAATCGAGGGTGACGCGGAGTTCGTCGTCATCAATTTCGACGGTGTGGCCATCGTGGAGAAAGAACTCGCCGCCGGCGGGTTCGACCTGATTATCGTCGACGAGGCCAGCGCGTATAAGAAGGCCACCACGAACCGCTGGAAGGCGTTGAACAGACTTATCGGACCCGACACGTGGCTCTGGATGATGACCGGCACGCCGGCCGCACAGGGGCCGGAGGACGCCTACGGCCTTGCCAAGCTGGTGAACCCCAGCGGGGTGCCTCGCGCCTTCGGGGCCTTCCGGGACATGGTCATGTACAAAGTCACCCAGTTCAAGTGGGTGCCCAAGGCCACCGCAACAGAGACAGTGCACCGGGTGCTGCAGCCTGCTATCCGGTACACCAAGGAAGAGTGTCTGGACCTGCCCGATCTGATCTACGTCAAGCGCCACGTCGAGATGACCGCCCAGCAGAAGAAGTATTACGAGCAAATCCGCAAGCACATGGTCATGGAGGCCGCAGGCGAAGAGGTCACAGCGGTCAACGCAGCAGTCAAGGCGGGTAAGCTCCTGCAAGTGGCGTGCGGAGCGGTTTACACGGATGATAGCGAAACACTCGAATTCGATATCAAGAACCGCTACAACGTGCTCCGCGAAGTGATCGACGAAGCGAGCAAGAAGGTGATCGTATTCGCGCCGTTCCAGAACAGCATCGAAGTTCTCTCGGAGCGTCTGAAGCAAGACGGCCTTGCAACGGAGGTCATCAACGGTGCGGTCAGCGCGGGCGCTCGCTCGGAGATATTCCGCAGGTTCCAGCAAACGGCGGAGCCGGAGGTCCTCGTGATCCAGCCCCAAGCCGCAGCCCATGGCGTTACACTGACCGCCGCCGACACCATCGTGTGGTGGGCCCCCACGTCGTCCTTGGAGATATACGCGCAGGCGAACGCACGCATCCACAGGTCCGGGCAGACAAGTAAATGCACGGTCGTGCAGCTTGAAGGGTCGGCTATCGAGCGGCACATCTACAGCCTGCTGGACAACAAGATCGACGTGCATTCAAAAATCATCGACTTGTACAACGAGCTTCTTGACTGAAGTTCAATTTAGTTCTATATACCTCGTATAAACAATGGAGAGATCAATGGCAGACGATACCAACACTGTTGACAAGTTGACGCGCGTTTTCGTGAAGATGCGGGATAAGCGGGCTGAGTTGGCCGCCGAGTTCAAGGCCAAGGACGACGAGTTGAAGGAGAAGCAGGAGGTCATCAAGGGCCACTTGCTCCAGCACTGCAAAGATCATAACGTGGACAGCGTGCGCACGGCAGGGGGGATGTTCTACCGCACCGTGAAGACGCGGTACTGGACCAGTGATTGGGAGGCAATGCACCAGTTCGTCCTGAAACACGAACTCCCCGAGTTCTTCGAGAAGCGCCTCAACCAAGGTGCAGTGAAAGAGTTCCTCGAAGAGAACCCCGAAACCGTACCGCCGGGTCTGAATGTGGACTCGAAGTACGAGATCACCGTGAGGAAGAAATGAAGACATACCTGACGACCGAAGAGCTGGCGGAACACCTGTCGGTGTCCGCAGCCAAGGTCAAAGAGATGATGGAGACCGGTGCCATACCGCCCGACACGTACTTCAAGCACCGGCGCACCTACCGCTTCCATGTCACCCGTGTGGAGAGTTTCCTGCTCGGATGTGACATGATGCCTAAAGGGGAGGCGCTCCAGCTGGAGCTCGACCTTGACGAAGAAACATCGCAAAACAAAGGAGATAGCGATGAGTGAACTGGACCTTTTCAAAGGGAACAGCCTGATTTCGGCAGACCTGATGAGTGAACTTCTTGAGACGAACAAGCGTCTCATGGGCGGCGCCGGTGGCGGCATGCCCCGGATCAGCATCCGTGGCGGACGTTTCCGCCTGATCGAAGGGGGTGAGCAAGTCTCGGTCAGCAAGTCGGACACCATGAACATCATGGTCGTGGATGCGGCACCGATCTCTCGCACCTATTACGAAGGCACCTATGATCCAGAGAACCCGACGCCTCCCGCCTGCTGGTCAGCTGACGGGCAAGCCCCGTCGCCGGATGTGCCGGAAGACCAACGCAAGTCGTCGCGCTGCAGCGACTGCCCAATGAACATCAAGGGCTCCGGGCAGGGCAACTCCCGTGCGTGCCGTTTCGCTCAGCGTCTCGCGGTCATGCTGGAAGGTGACCTCGACAAAGTCTACCAGATGCAAATCCCGGCCACCTCGATCTTTGGCGAGGCCAAGGGCAAGGACATGGGTATGCAGGCTTACGTTAAGTTCCTGCATGCGCGCCAAGCACCGGTGCAGGCTGTGCTGACCGAGATGCGGTTCGACGACAACAGCGAGACGCCCAAGCTGTTCTTCAGCCCGGCCCGGGCCCTCGACGAGGAAGAAGTTCAGGCGGTGATCGGTAAGCGTGGTGGCGAGGAAGTCAAGGAAGCGCTCACCCTGACGGTATCGCAAGCAGACAACGTACAGGCCAAGCGTGACGGCGGCGTCGCAGACGACGAGGTCGACATCAATAACCCGAAAGGGAAGAAAGCTGCGGCCCCCAAGGCTAAGCCTGCACCCAAGGAAGAAGACGAAGAGCCGGTCGAGGAGCCAAAGAAGAGCACCAAGAAGGCCGCCAAACCCGTCGAACCAGATGAGCCGGAAGAAGGCGAGGACAAGCTGGCCAACATCCTAGACGAGTGGGACGACGAGTAAACCCCACCAACCCCGGCCGTGGTGCTTAGCATCACGGCCCTTTTTCGGCAGGCATTGGCA